CTTGATAAAGCAATTGTTATAGTTGATGAATTTCAAAACTTGAATTTTCATGAATTAGATAGTATAATGACAAGAGTAGGTGAGAACTCGAAGATTATGTTCTGTGGTGATGCTACTCAATCTGATCTTATCAAAGATAAAGAGAGAAATGGTATCGCTGATTTCATGCAAGTTCTTCGTATTATGTCATCTGTTGATGTCGTTGAATTTGGAATCGATGATATCGTTCGTTCTGGTTTAGTAAAAGAATATTTACTTGCTAAAATTGAAATGGGTATTTGATGTCCTCTACAAAAGTATATTATTTCGGAGTTGATACTCCTAGTGATTGTATTGTAAAAGAAAGATTAGATGAAGAGTATGTTCACTCACAATGCCCTGTTGTTCATCATAAAAACAATAGAGTATTTGTAGCACACTCCCCTGTTGATTTTGAAGCCAAGGTTGATAGAACTCCAGAAGGAAATCATGTTACAACTAATCGTAAAGATCTATTAGAGTATCATGATAATTATTTTACTGCACCACATCCAGTGTTGCAGTTAAAGTCTCCGATGTTTTTATTTTATACTGAGGAGGATAATGTTTGGTTTGAGTTTGATGCTCATCCTATAACATCATTGAATAATAACTTTATTGCTGTTGGTGGTTGGTTTAATTTATCTAACTGGTCAAGAGCATCTAGCCTTGCGATGACAGTGGTTGACGAAACTAAACCAGTAGTTATTAAGAAAGGTGATCCTGTTTGCAAAATACGTTTTTATCCTACAGACAATTTAGATAATGGAGTTGTTCTCAGAGAGCAAAGAGATCCTAAACTAATTGCCAAAATCAAATCAACATATGCAAAGAAGCAACAGGTTGGTTGGAGTGATAAAAACTGGAAAGGAAAATTATTTTCTAAAACAGAAAAAGAAAGCAAATGCCCTGTAAGTTTTTTATTTAGAAAGAAAAAACAAAACAAAACTTCAAAAGGTTTTTAAATGAAATTTGAACATTGTAATCACTTAGGTGATCTTGAGTTGGTAAAAAAGGAAACCAATGGAATAAGATTATATAATCTTCCTGATGGCCAATGGGTTCCATCTATTACATCAGTAACTTCTTTCTATAATCGTCAGATTTTTGTTGATTGGAGAAAGAGAGTTGGTGTTGAAGAGGCAAATAGAATCACTAAGAAAGCAACTGCTCGTGGAACTGATTTTCATGAAGCAGCACAGAACTATTTGTTAAATTTGGAATTGAATTGGGATGACTATCAACCCACCACTAAGTTCATGTTTCATCATGCAACACCATATCTAGATAAGATAAATAATATACACGCTATAGAGAGAACCCTATACTCTGAATACCTTGGTCTTGCAGGTAGAGTTGATTGTATAGCGGAGTATGAGGGAGAGTTGGCCGTAATAGACTTCAAAACCTCAAATAAAATTAAACCAGAAAAATGGTTAGAGAACTACTTCGTTCAAGAGATGTTCTATGCCAGTGCTTACTACGAGTTGACTGGAATCCCTGTTACAAAGTTAATTACTTTAATGGTAACTCCTAGTGGAGACGTTAAAGTATTTGACAAAAGGAATAAGGGGGATTATATTAAGCTATTAGTACGTTACATTAAAGAATTTGTCACTCACAATACTGGGTCAAGAAATGAAGAATGAAATCGAAAAGGCTTTCGAGGATAAGTTTTACTGCCCTGCGAAGTTTGCACAAGAAATAGAACAGATGGTGCAAGCACATCAGGATATGAATTACATTGATGCGATTGTTTCTTTCTGTGAAATTAATTCTATAGACCTACAATCAGTTCCTAAACTGATATCTAAACCTCTAAAAGAAAAGATTAAATACGAAGCACAAGAATTAAACTTTTTAAAGAAAACTTCTAGAGCAAAACTTATATTTTAAATGATGGCCTTTGATGCATATCGTTGTTATTTGTCATTAAAAAATCACTTCACAAAAGACCACTATGATTACCATAAGTATGGTGGCAAGACAAGAGCAACTAAAGAAGCCTTTTATAAAAGGAAGGATCGTTTTTGGTTTGAAAAATTTGCTAGACAAAAATCAGATAAAGAAGTAGAAGATTTTTTTGTATCTAACTTTGTATCGTGTTCTGATCCTGAGAGTATGTGGATTGGAGAAATGATTAGAGATGGAGAAGGTAGATATATTGATTGGAAAAAGAAAGTAGAATCTTTATCATATGTTTTTAAAGAAGAGTCGGAAGATTTGTTCCAAGAAAATAAAGTAGATGAAGTATTTGATTGTAGTCAAGGTCATCCGATTGTTCTTAAAAAATTTCTGGGTGGTAACATAAGCCTTGAAACTTTAGTAATCTATGATAGAATACTAGGGTATGGAAATAACTTTGATAAAAAGTTAAAAGACCCAGTGTGGGAAACCGTCAGTAAGAAAGTTAGGAAGTATACTCCTTTCCTAAATATTGATGTATTCCGTTATAAAAAGATCTTAAAGGAGGTAGTTATTCGTGGCACTTAGTAATGAAGAAGTTCTTGGGAATCTCAAGAAACAATTAACTGAAGTTAATACACAATATGAACAACTTGCCACTACTCGCTTAAAAATTATGGGTGCTATTGATGTACTCGAACAAATTGGAGCGAGCGTTGAAGAAATAGAACCAGAAGTAGAGGAAAAGGAATGAGTTTTTTTGACTCAGAAATAGTCAGAGCAGAAATGGCTGAGATTCATGAACTTCAAGAAGATGTTTATGGAAATTTCATGCGGTTTCCGTATATGAATAATGCTGATAGGAAACATCATATCGATCAACTAAGTAAGTTAATCGAGAAACAAAAGATTGTTTATGCAAGATTAAGTTTATCTGATGATCCTGATGCTAAAGAGATGAAAGAAAACATTCTACAATCTGCTAAATCTATGGGTCTTCCTGCCAACGTTGATGTTGGTAAAATGTTTGATCAAATGTCTGAGGTAATCGGCATGATGAAAAGGGAAACCCCTTGACACTTTATATCATTGATTCTATTATAATAGAGTACCACAAGCCAAATCTAATTAATCCGAGGTAATCCGAATGTCTTTCGCAAGTCTAAAGAAGCAGTCAAACTTAGGTTCACTGACTGCCAAGTTAGTCAAAGAAGTAGAAAAAGTAAACAACTCT